CGGAATGGCGCAAACTCAAAGCGGGCACCATCTAAGGTGCGTGGTTCTTGAACGAAGAAGTTTTGGTAGCGGTGGCGCACACCGTTGGCAGTGGTCAGGTCAAAATACTGCGCGATACGGATTTCGGTCATCGGATTTCGCCTATCAGCTTGACCGTGACGCTGCTGCGGTCGCGCAAGACGCTGTTAACGCTAGGCGGTTCGGCGTACAGCCACTCGATGCCAGTGGGGTTCTGGGCGCGGTCGCGCAAGTCAGTGCTGTACCCGGCAAACACCGTTGCAGGCAAGGTAAAGCCAAGTGTGCCGCCGCCTTGAGCGTTGTAGTGGTCGATGATCGTGTTGACCGTAGCCTCGGGTACGTTGTCAAACTGCAGATCCAAGGTGTGGCCAAATGGGCGGTTGCCGAAGCTGCGGCGTAGCGTGGCGCCCGACATAGCCCGATACGTCTTGACTGGGTATTGCCCCAGTTGAAAACTGCGGGCGGTTGGTGTTAGCGCGGGAAAGTCAGCCATTAGATGCCAACCCTCCGGCGGGTGGAGCTGCTGTTTTGGATGCGGTCTAGGGTCATCGTCATGCCGCGTTGAGCGCCATCGCGTGTTGATGCACGACGGGTTTCAGCCATTGCTTGCTCCAGTTGATCGCGGCTGACATATTCCACGCCGCCGATGGTGGTGCTTTCAAAGCTCATGTTAAGCACAGGTGAGCCAGCAGCACCGCCGCCTTGGCCGTTCATTGCAGAGCGCAGGTCGTTGTTAGACATCACGCCGCCGTTGCTGCCCGGCACAAACAACTCAGGGCCACGCTCGCCTACCAGATAAGGTGTGCCGCCTGCGGCTGGGCCGCCGTTGGCGCGGCCGAAATTAGGCCCAGCCGTTCCGAGCCCTGTAGTGGGGCTGAAATAGCCTTGGCTGGACATACCGCCACCGCCACCACCACCGACCGCAGCGCCCAACGCTTTCAAGATGGTTTGCAGCACGATCATGGTCATCTGCTTGGCAATGATCTCGGCGGCCATGCTGACGAACATGTCGCCAACTGACTTGAAGAATGACCCAAGCGCTTCTTCCGCGGACATCGAGCCACTAATCAAACCTTGGAACGCTTGGCTGAAGGCAACACCAATACCATCAGCCACCGTAATGGCAATGTTGCCGATGTTGGTAAGCTCGGCAACTTCTCCCTTGAGCTTGCCGATCTTTTCAGTAATGTTTTGCTGGTCTGTTTTGGGCGCAGCTAGTTCAGTCTTCTTGGCACTGATGGCGCCAATCTGCTCAGGCGTGAATCCTTGGCCTTGCAGCTTGGCTAGCTCATTTGCCAGCCTTAGTTGCTCACGCGCCTGCTCGGTGGTAGCAGATTTAAGTGCTAGCTCTAGGTCAAGGCCAGCAATAATTTCGTCAAAGTTCTTTTTCTGTTCTAGCTGCAACTTGAGCACATCTTGAGCCCCTTCCTGCCTAATAGCTTCCGCTTCGCCTTGCCTGGTGCGCGCAATAGCAAGTTGCGCTACGCTGTTTTTTTCTTCCTCTAGTAATTTTGCAGTTTCATTACCTGCCAGCACTAATGCTTCTACCGTTTGCAGTTGCCGTACTCGTATCGGATCAGCAGCTTGCTCTGCTTCAGATATCAACTGTGCAAATTTAGTTTGTATGCCTTTTTGCTTTGTAATAAACTGCTGATCCTTTACTACATCAGCAACGCGCTGTGACTCCCTTAGCGCTTCGTCAGCAGCTCGCTTAGCGTCATCAGCGCCGCCAGTCTTGCCACCAGTAGGGCCTGTAGCAGTGGTGCCACCTACCGTTGCGCCTAACAATGGAGGCGTAAATAGTTTGTTGGTCTGTTTAGCGCCAGATTGCAATTGCTTTTGCGCTGCAAGATTTTGATTGATCTTGGTAAGGATTTGTCCTTGCAATTGAACTGCGCGACCTGCGTTAGGGTCGTCTGCGCCAACGCTTTGCAGCAACCTTTGGTATTGTTGCAATGCTTGCAGGTTTTGCTGAATGCCTGATTTGTTCTTTTGGCTAGATACCTGGCTTATGCCTTTGGCTATATTGTCTACCGCTTGGCTGGTTGCGCCGATGTTTAGGAATTGCTTTGCGCCTGCTACGCTTCGGGTAAATCCACCGCCTCTGCCTGCCGCTAGTGCAGCGTTAATTGCATCAACAACTGCGATTGCTTGATTGAAGATAGCATTTAGCGCAGGAGTAAGCGCTTGGCCAATGCGTCGCGCCAGCGCATCAATACCATCTTGCAATGTGCTAAGCCTGCCTTGCAGCGTATCGCTTTGCGCTATGGCGCCATTGGCATATTTGCCGCCAGTGTTAGTGAGATTTTCTAAAGCGACTTCTACGGCTTTGGCGCTAACTTGACCTTTGCTGAGAGCTTTTTGGAACTCCTCGCCGGTCATCCCATACATTTTGCGCAGCTCTTCCTGCAGGGCGATGCCGCGCTCTTGGAACTGCAGCAGTTCCTCGCCTTGCAGCCGCCCCTTGGCCTGCACTTGCCCATAGGCGGTCACAAGGCCGCTTAGCTCAGCACCAGTGGCTCCGGAAGCATCTGCCAGCCGCCTAGTGGTTTCTACTACCTTGTCAGCTTCAACGCCAAATGCTTGCAGCCGCTTAGCTGAGTCAATCAGCTCAGTGCTGGTAAATGGCGTGACAGCGCCAAGTTGCTGCAACTCTTTGATAATTTGCCCAGCCTTTTCAGCGCTGCCTGTTAATACCTGCAAACTGCGCGTTTGGCTTTCTAGCTCAGCAGTTTTTACAAATATAAACTTTGCTGCTTGAATTGCGCCAAACGCAACTGCTAATTTACCGACGGCTGCGGCTACACCACCAAACGCCTTTTCAGTCTGCTGCGCCTGCGTTTGCACCTGCCGCAGCTTGCTGACAGCACCGCTGCTGTCAACATTAATGGCGACATTAGCGACAACCGACACGCGCCTACCTCCTTTGCTTCATTCTACGCTCTTGCTGTTCATTGGTCACATCAAAGTAAGCTGACCACAGCAGCAACTCCTCTAGCGTCAACTCAGACTTCAGCCGTATCAAGGTGTAACCAAGCTCTTTAGCTACACCCATCTGCAGCATCAGCAGGTTGTCACGCTTTAGCTCCGCCTTTAACGCTTTTCATATCAAGCTCTTCGGTGTCCTCCGGGTTGGTGATGATGGCAAGCATCATCCCTTGCAGGTCAGAGTCCAGCACCTCATTCTTTAGCTCCGCAATCTCACCAGCAGTGAACAACCGCTTGCCGGTGTCATCTACTGCTTTGGTAACCAGCAAATTGAGTGCAAAGCCATTGGTGTCATCGCCGCCTGGCATCTTCTGCGCACGCTCGCGCTCTGCCATTGTAAGCGGTGCTGAGTAAAACTCAAACACCGTATCATCGCTGAGGGTAACGGTGCGCTTGGTCGGGGTGAGATTAGCTGCTTTCTTGAGACGCTCTAGAGCGGATGCCATAAAAAAATTGGGTTGATAGATGTATTCAAGCACAAAAAAGCCCCAGCGTTAACCGGGGCAATTTGTTATCAGACGCTGGTGCTGAAGTCGAACGTCGGCACACCGCTTGGCCGGAAGGTGATCTCCACCATCTGGGCATCATCAGGGTTTATGTTAAGGCTAGCGGTCAGCAGTACAGCATCCATGGCGATGCTGCGGCTAAGTGCCTCAGTGGCGCCCTTGTCGGTGTACAGCTTGAAGCCGCAACCAACCTGCTGGCGCTGCAGCACGTCTTCCACCATGCGGTTGGATAGTGCGGCATCCTCGCTGGTAACAAAAACGCTAGCGGTGCCGCTGCCATCAGCAAAGCCGGAAATGTAAGCGCGGAATGGCGCATACTGCCCAGCGGTTTGCCCGATAGTGGTTACGTCAATTTCAGATCTAGAGATCTCAAAGCTCCAGTTTTGCACCTGCCCAACAGCGGCGTAGTCGGCGTAGTACACCTCAAACTCGTTAGGCGCTGCCAGTGTGCCATCATCGGTGATAGCAAGGATGGTGCCGCCGGCCGTGGTTGATACTGTCAGCGCACCAGTAGCAGCGGTGTAGCTGAGAACGTAGTAGGTAGTGGCTGCGCTGATTGGTGCAGGCAGGGTGCCAGAGCCAGCCCCTCCAGTTTGGCTGTCAACAACCCGGAACTTAACAGGATCGCCAACCTTGAAGTTCAGGTAAGCGGCAACAGTGATGATGTCAGTTGCGATAGCAACACCAGCTTCGCCGAAGTTGCCGTTGGTGCCGGCAGGTTTGTAGTAAAGAGCGCCGGACGTACCGGACAAGACAGTGACGGCCATTGTTGTGAACGGTAGTGGCTGTGTTTAGTCTAAGTACGCTTCAAACGTCGCCGTAAGTTGCGTTTGGTAATATGGCTGCGGTGCTGCTGGCGTTACCTGCGCAGGGCCTGAAGCAGCGTCAAAGATGATGCTGTTGAACTTGGCGCGGTCAAATAGGTCTTTCACGCGCTCTGCAATGGTGAAGTTGGCGGCCGTACCAGCGCCGATAGGGGTGAAGACATTTACCACCAGCGTGCCATTCTGCCGATTGAAGCTGGTGAGCGTAGCGTAGCTGTTATCGCCAAACCGTATGAACGCCTGCAACCATGGCGTGTTGTTAGGTGGCGTAAACGGTACGTTTTGATAGCTGACGGGGTACACAGGCGCTATGGCCAGCTCAGCCGCAATGCGGCCTTCAATGGCGCTACGCACATCGTTGTAGGTGCTGCTCATGATTCCCTGCCGATGCGTGCTGCTGCAATTCTGACGCGGCCTTGCACGTCCTTGGCGGCGCCTTGCACCCAGCCAGCAGGCGCTTGCTTGCTGCTGCCATTGGCTAGCGGCTCTGCATAGGGCAGGTTGTTGTGGACTGAGTACACGTTGCCCATGCGCTCTTGCTGGTAGCCAAGGCGCTGTATGGGCAAAACTTCTTGAGCAGTTCTACCTTTCTTGGATGTTTTGCGAATTTTCTTCACATCGAATTGGCCTTCCGGCGCAATGCCTCCCGGTGCTGCATTCTCACCGACCTGCCAGCTTGCACGAAACCTGCCAGTGTCTACCGGACTGGCTTGCTTTAACAGGCTGTCAGTTTCCAGCACCGCAGCACGGAGCAACTTTTCCATCTGCTGGTTGCAGTAGTCGCCAATATCGCCAACGCGGATAGTGCGTGCCATCAGTCCCTCAGGATTAGCTCGTAGGTAATTGGCTGATTGTCCTGCTCGATGGTGCGCACCTCAATGACTTGCAACGTGCGGTTGCTGATAATGACACGATCAGCGGTGGTTGGCACTGCTGCGGTATCTGCTGCTGCAATGATGAATCGCTTGTCGCCAGCTTGGATTAGGTCATTAACCTCACTGCGGCGTACGTCCTCCAACACGCCACGCAATGCAGTGTCGCCAATGGCTTCACTAACGGTGCCAGTAGTTGGGTTGTAAACGCCAGGAGTTACGCGGCGTAGTGTTGCAACACCGCCAAACTTTGCCATCAACTTGCTGGCAACTTTCCGTAGCGGGCTAGCAAGTGACATCAGAGCTTGTAGGCAAGGCAGTGGCCAGCCGACAGGTTAATACTGGTGAAAACACCATAAATCGTTACTCCAGCGGTAGGAGTATGGCCGGCCAATGATGCCCCGTCATAGTTGGTGCTAATGATTTCAGTGATTGTTGCGCTGCCAAAAAAAGTAATCGCACACCAGCGGCCAGTCACTGTTGTTGCGGCGTCAACAAAAGTTGCACCTATCGAGTAATCAATGCCAAAGTATTTAGGTTGGCTCATTGTCAAATCCTATAAGCAACGACTTTGCCGCTAGCCAGCGTGACGCTGGTAAACACGCCGTCGATAAAATCGCCTTTACCAAGGGGGACTGATGTAAAAGCGTTGCCGGTTGCGTTTTGCACCGTAGCCGTGCTAATTACAGCATCGGCAACGGCATACAGCCTGTAAAACCTGCCGATATGAGCTGCCGTGTCGGTGATGTACTCAAAACCAATGCTGTAATCATCCATGGTCAACTCCTTTTAATGGCAACGTTGCCTGGTCCACTGATTCTAAGCCCTGTCAGGTAGCGTTCCATGATTGGTGGCACCTTATCAGCGCCAACAGCTCCGTAGCCAAGGTTAGGCGTTACGTCAAGGCTGCCAATCTTTACGTTCTTGTAGTCTTCCAATCCGCTAAGGCCAATGCCGTCTGGGTTGCTGTTGAGATAAACGGCCAGCACCACCTGCGCACGCTTGACTTGATCTGGGATCTCGGTGTCGGTGAAGTAGTCGGTGGTAATACGAAACGGAAAGCCAACGGCGTAGGTGTTGATGTAGGTGTCAGGCTTGCGAACACCAGTTCGCGGCCATTGCATTGATTGGGTATCAGTAGAGCGAGCACCAAGAAAGCGTTCACGATCAAGCCTTTGCGCAGCGGAATACAACGCACGGTTTTTGTTGTCCGTGGTAGCGGTGCCCCATGCTGTCGCATCAGCGTCTAGCACCATGCCGTCAATAATTAGCTGTGCATCAGCCAGCGTCAGGTACGAGTTTGCGTCTGCCGCGTTTGGCGTTGCGATTATCGTGATTGCCATTGTCCGGCTCCGTTGGTATCAGTTTAGGCTCTGCAATAGAAAGAGAGGCCGCCTCCGCAGAAGCAGCCTCACGATCACGCAGTCGCCGGAAGGCGAACAAGCCCATTAAGCAGCAGCAGCAGCAGTAGAACCTAGGCCATAAAGCGTAATTGCTTCAGAGCCTGATTCAACAGCAGCAACGTAGCCGATGAACTCCTTAGAGGCGTTTTGCACTACGGTTGCCACGCCACTGACAGTTACGCCAGAGCCGCCTGCAACGGTAATTGTATTGGCGCCAGCGGATGCGTTGATAACAACGACACGAAAGCTAGTGCCAATCGCGCAATCGCCGCCGATTGCAGCCACTACAGCCGCAGCAGTTGCTGTGGTGTAAGTTGCCGCAGCGGTTGGGACGCCACGGACAATCGAGTTGTAGCTTTGGGCAGCGGTCAGTGTAGCGGTAGCCGTAGGCGCCGCAAGGGTGATTTGTCCTGGCAGCAAGCCGCCGGGAATGTCGCCAAGTTCAAAGATAGAAGCCATGATTAGTTACCTCAATCGAAGTTAGAGGTGTTTGTAGCCCGCACGATCCCAAGGTTCTTGAGTTCGTACACCTTCGACCAGTTGCCAACTGTTGCCAGTGCAGCGCGAGTCGGGTTAGGAGTGCCAACGGTCCACTTGCTGCCAACAGGGTGGTAGCAGTAGTGCAGGTCGATCGACATGGCATCGCTCTTGGCGAGGATGTCACGGTCGGTTTCAGTCTGCATCCCCATCTGCTCACCAGAGGCAACAGCGCCTTGGGTGAAGAAGTAAGTGGCATACTCGGTGGAGCTGCCGCTACCTTCAGTTTGCACATCATCCGAAACAATTACCCTCAATCCCATATACACGGGAACTGAGTTGTCACCGCCGTAAGCGCCAGAGATACTGCCGCCTGATTGGGTGGTAGTAGTACCGCGTGCATCAAGGGTGCTGACGTAATCAATTACACGCCTTTCGACTAAGTCGTAGTAGACCTTGGAGTGCATTGCAACGGCTGCCAGCTTGTCGCCTTGATCACCCAGCAGGCTGCGGGCTTCCGCAACATGACGTGGGCTAAGCACGGTTGGCGTGTCGCCAGATTCGCCGTCGATGGTCAGACCAAAGAAAGCAGCAGATGCGCTAGTCGTGCCGAGGGTGCCGAAGACACCAGCAAGGCAAGACAGCAAATCCTTCTGCCGTTGGTTGGCAACGTAATCAGCGATCTTGGCGCCGATAGCAGCCATGGGGTCAGCGCCAGCAGCAAGTGCTGCAAGGTCGCGTGACTCAAATGCACGGCCACGGTGCAGGATGACGCCGACTTGCTTGTCAGCAGTGATCTTGCCAGGTGTCAGTGAGGTGCTGTCAGTCAGCACTTCAAAGTCGCCAGACAGGTTGGCTTTGAAGAAGGGGACATTAATGTAGTCACCACCCTCAGTAGCGTTCAGCTCAGCCATTGGTTGAACCACACCGCTAGCCAAGAAGGCATCACGAAGGGTGGTTTGCTCAATGACGTAAGGCGTGAAAATCTCTGGGATGATGATGTCAGAGCGAAGAGTCGCCATGATTCATCTCGGGAAATGGTTTACGGTGTGGGCGCAGCCCTGGCACCAGCG